ACTTAGACGTGTTGCAAAAGAACAATATGATTATTGGCAACCTGAAACAGTGATTATTGAATCAAAAGCATCAGGATTACCATTAACCTATGAATTACGCCAAATGGGAATACCTGTTGTAAACTTTACACCAAGCAAAGGAAATGATAAACATACACGTGTTAACTCAGTTGCACCTCTATTTGAAAGTGGATGCATATGGGCGCCCACCGAAAAATCATTCGCTCAAGAGGTAATTGAGGAATGTGCTGCATTTCCGTATGGAGATCACGATGATTTAGTCGACTCCATGACCCAAGCTGTTATGCGCTTTAGACAAGGAGGATTTCTTGAACACCCTGAAGACTATGTTGAAGAAAATGTTGAATCTACGCCCAAAACGTACTATTAGTATGGTTTGGATAAAACCAACTATTAAGGGCAAAATTATACATGGTAAATGTAGCAGATAAAATATTTGATTTTTTACGCAAAAGATTCTCTCTTGCTAATAGAAGATTTCCAACTCCTGCAGAGTCAGAAACTTTATTAGAGCAGGCGCAAAAAGCTGTAAATGATGCGGTACAAAATAATCTTACCAAGTATGGTGATCAAGTCAGCCCTCAAGAAATTATTTCTAAAACATTAAGCCAAGACGCTCAAAAGATTATTGACGACGCTACGCCGTCCTCGCCGCTCGAAGGAACTGCCCAGAAACCAAAAGCTCAGATCGAAGCTCTACCTTTAGAGAATCCTGAACTGAGACAACAGGCAATCAAGAAAAAACTAGAAGCGATGAATGAACAGACAAGAGCGGGAAGAATGTCAACTGCAGATCAGGTTAGCACGGGGCGAGCAGCGAGAAGCAAGGTTCAACAAGACAAACAAGGTTTAGAATCAATCATGGATCAAATTCCAGTTAGAGATGATACAGCAAGACCAACCTTACCAATGAAGTTAATTGAAAACTTTGGAACAGAATTCCAGGAAAAAGAATTGATTAAACAAGGATACACTCCAACTCAAGCTGAAATTTTAATGGCAGCTCGTAAGAAGATGTTATCTGGTGAAGAGATGAATCCCAATGAAGCATTACTTCGAGTCAAAGAAGAAATGGCAGATGATCTTGGAATTGATGTGGACGATGTAGATATTGATTTTCAAATTGAAACTCCTGAGCGAGATGACTTTGCAGGTGGTGGAGCAGCAAAAAAATTAATGGACAAACTATCAAGACAATCTAAATCACCGTTCGGAAGAATGGCGATGAAAGAGTCAGGACAAGCTTTACCTAAAGGTGTGGAGTCAGGATCACTGATGGGTGACATTATTGAAGGTGTAAATAGAATTGAAGATTTATTAGGCAACACAAAATCATTACCGCAATCAAGATTTGAAATTGCAGACTTTGTCATGAACATGAGAAAAGATGGTTTTAGTAATGATGCGATTATAGATATTGTACAAAACTACGGACCTCAATATAGTTTAAAATCATTAAGAACAAAGATTGCACCGCAAGTTAAAATTGCAAATGATCTCGGAGCGAAAACTCCTGCTCAAAGAAGTTTTATTGTTGAGATGGAAGATACCAAAGATATTTATTCACCAGATGAGTTCAGAGAAAAAATTAGAGAAGGTGATTTTAAATATGTATTATCCGATGCCGTAGAAAAAGATTTAATTACAAAAGGTTTATCTGAAGAACAAGCATCTGATTTAGCTTTAATGATTCCATCAGATAATGTTTTTGAAGGATTAAAACGAGTTAAGGATAAAGCTTTTTTTGATCACGATATTGAGGTTGATGATATCGTAGAGTTTTATGACAAAGCATATCAAGATTATGTTTTACCTCAAACACAAAGATATAAAGAATCTTATGCGGGTGGTGGACTTGTTAATAAATTGATTACAAAGTTTAACAAAGCTAAAAAGAAAAACCCCAAATTATCTAATGAAGATTTTGCACAAAGAGTAGAAGATGCAAGAAAAGCAGAAAAGGTTGGAATACAAACTATAAAAGAATTTGAAAACTTAGAAAAATTTAAAGATGAAGCTTTTAGTAAACGTAGAACATATGATGAGCTTCCATCCGATAAACCAAAAAGAAAGACGTTAAGATTAAAAAAGGCAGAAGGCGGCTTGTCATATTTAGTGGGGTTCTAAATGGATCTTGGTAAATATAAAAAAGCTAGAAGAGCCATGCTTCGTAGACAAGGCGGATTAAGAACCGTTGTGTTTGATCCAAACATTACCGATACCGATGTTGACTTTCCAGATATAGAACGACCACAAGAAGGATTTGCAGGAGGTGGAGCAGTTAAAAGAGAAGGTTTTAAAGAAGCAGGACGAGCAATGACCGTGACTGAAAAGTTTATAGAAGCAAACCGTGCAAAACAAGCTGCAGCAAGTGAAGCGGCTAAAAAGAAATTTATGGAAGCAGAAGTGACTAAACCCACTCCGACTTCTTATGGTGGAGAGCTTGGTGTTAAATATGCAGATGAAGCTCAACAAGAAACCGTTGAAGATTTAATTCAAAAAAAATTTTCTTATCCTAAAAATTCTGTCGAAGGAAGAAACATTGATAAATATCTAATGGATGAATTTGATTTAAATGCAGCTTCATTAGAAAGAATTACGAGAGTAATTAAAAACAAATATGAATTAAAAAATCCAAAAGCATCTGAATTTTACACAGGTGAAAAAAAGAGACAAAGGAAAATAGATGAAATTAGAAGAGGAAGAGTTAAAGAATTACAAGGTGCAAGATTAAATATTCCAAAAGAAACAGGAAAAGAATTTCATCACGTCATGCCTCTTGCTGGAAAAGAGTTAATTACAGATAAAGGTGTTGCTGCAATTGATAAAAAAATGAATGCAGAACTAAGTCGTTACAATGTTGAACTTAATAAAAATGCAGAACGAATTAAAGAACTAAGCACACAACCAGATTCACCGGCAAGACGAAAAGAAATTGAAAAGATAAATTTTTCTAATAAAAATATTATTAGTAAAGCAAGTAAAGAATTACCAAGTCAATATCGTGGACTTCTTGGTTATTATGAATATGATACTATTGATTTAACAAAGCCTAGAAAAAAGAAAGCGTTAAATCCAAAGAAAACTCTTGGAGGATTAGAAGGAGAAGAACTTGTGTTTAAAAAAGCAAAACCAGAACAAATAAAATCATTTAAACAAAAGCTATCTAATATTAATAAACAAGACGCAGTTAATGCGATTGGAAGTTTAGGGTGTCCAGCAAACTATGCAGATGGTGGACGAGTTAATTTCAAGCAGGGGTCAAGTTGTTATGCAAAAGGATTACAAGTATTAGAGTCCGCTAAAGCTGGAGATACCACAGCACTTGGTAAAGTTAAAAGATTTTTTAAAACACCAGCAGGCAAGTTTTTAGGTGCGGTTCCACTTGAACTTGCTTTTGAAGCTGCGTTTGTTTTACCTGATTATGCAGAAGGTAAACCTTTTGATGAAATATTAGGTGCAACAACATTTGGATATTTTGGAGTAGGAACTTCTCCTGAAGAATCAATTTATAAATATTCAGGTAATGATCCTAAAGTAAAAGAATATCAAGAAACTGAAAAACTTTATGAACAATTACGTAAGGATTTAGAAACATGGAAAGCTTATGAAGAAAACCCACAACGCTATAGAAATATGCCTCAACATGTTCTTAAAAAATCAATGGGAGAATTATTAGGTCGAATTAATGATAATGTTAAATTGTATCAACAAAAGAAACATATCTTAGACCCTAAAGGTGAATATTCACAAGCTATAGAACAGGCTAAACAAATTCAACAAGCGGATTACAAAAAGAATATTGAAGAATCAAAAGGTCGACAAGTTGTTGGAGCCGGTATTGAAAAAGTTGTAGGAGGTGCAAAAACAGCTTACGATTATATAACCAAAGCATATGATTATATGAAAGATAAAATTAATCCTGACATGGAAGGGTTAGATGTAACTAATGAGATTGTTGATGAAGCTGCTCTTTTTGCAAATGGTGGAAGAGTTGGATTTAAAGAAGGTGGTGGAGGATTTACACGAAGAGGATTTTTAAAATTATTAGGTGGTATTGCTGCAATCATTGGAGCTGCAAAAGCAGGATTAAAGTTTGAAACTAAAGCTGCAAAACAAGTTCTTAAAAATGCACCTACTGGAACTCCTGAGTGGTTTGCACCTCTTGTTGAAAAGATTGCTAGGGAAGGAATCGATGTCCCACCTGAACTTATGATGAGAACAACTGGAAGAGAAAAAATTACAAAATTAGAAGTTAAAGCTCCAGACTCAGACGGTGCTGTAACCGATAAATATTATTTACATGAAAATCCAGACACTGGAGAAATTAGAGTTGAAATTGATTCACCAGGTTTAGGTGCAAACGATGGCGAGTTTTCATTATACATGAGACCAAAAAGAGTAGAAGGTCTAACTGATGAAGGTATTCAACAAATTGATGAAGGAGAATTTTTTGTAACAGAAGATCGAGTGGTTGGAAGAGCAACTAGTCCAGATGATTATGACATTGACTTAGAACCCTTTGATACAGATCTAGAGGGTTCAGCAAGCAACTGGCATAAGGTTGAAGAATTTGCAACAGGTAAAACAGATAAAAAAGCTCAAGCTAAACAATTGCAGAAAAAAGAACGTATTGAAGCATTTCCTCATGAGGATTTAACAGATCGCTATGGAGACTACGATCCACCGGATCCAGATGACTATTAAAGGTAAAAAATCAGGACCACCTCCTAAAAGAGGACCATTGCCTCAAGGCTTGAATATAAACTATAATACTGTTAAGACAGTAAAACTGGAGAAAATAAATGGCAGAAATAGACAAGGCGCTACCAAACATAAGTCAGCAACCTGAAGAGACCGCAGACGATTTAGCGGTTGAGATGGAAGAACAGCTGCTTGAACAAGCAGGTGATTCTCAAATTACTGAATTAGAAGATGGTGGTGCTGAAATAAACTTTGATCCGAATGCAATAGCACAAACTCAGGCAACTGATTTTAATGCCAACTTAGCAGACTTTATTGAAGATCAAGAATTAGCCTTCATGGGCTCACAACTATTTCAAAATTATCAAGATTACAAAACATCAAGAAAAGATTGGGAAAAAACTTATACGCAAGGATTAGATCTCTTAGGGTTTAAATATGAAAACAGAACTGAACCATTTCAAGGTGCAAGTGGTGCAACTCACCCTGTACTTGCTGAAGCTGTAACTCAGTTTCAAGCTTTAGCTTATAAAGAATTATTACCTGCAAGCGGACCAGTAAGAACACAAGTAGTTGGAATACAAACGCCAGAAAAAACTCAGCAGTCAAATCGTGTAAAAGATTTTATGAATTATCAATTAATGGATCAAATGCCAGAGTATGAATCTGATTTTGATCAAATGTTATTTTATTTACCACTCGCAGGATCTGCATTTAAAAAAGTTTATTATGATGAAGTGTTAGGAAGAGCAGTCTCTAAATTTGTCCCTGCAGAAGATTTAGTTGTACCGTATGTAGCAACATCATTAGAAGACGCAGAATCTATTATTCACAGAATTAAAATTTCAGAAAACGAATTAAGAAAACAACAGGTAGCTGGTTTCTACAGAGATGTTGATATTAGACCTGGTCAGAATAATTTAACTGATGCAGAGAAAAAAGAATTAGAAATTGAAGGAACAACTAAAACTGGAAGAGACGAAGATGTTTTCACACTACTTGAGTGTCATGTAAATTTAGATTTACCTGGCTTTGAAGATATGGGTGTGGATGGTGAGCCCACTGGAATTAAACTACCTTACATTGTAACCATTGAAGAAAATTCTAGAGAAGTTTTATCTATCAGAAGAAACTACGAACCAACAGATCCTAATAAACAAAAAATTTCTTATTTTGTACATTTCAAATTTTTACCAGGACTTGGCTTTTATGGTTTTGGATTAATTCACATGATTGGTGGATTATCTAGAACAGCCACAGCTGCTTTAAGACAACTATTAGATGCAGGAACTTTATCAAACTTACCTGCTGGATTTAAACAACGAGGAATTAGAATAAGAGATGATGCTCAGTCTATTCAACCAGGAGAATTTAGAGATGTCGATGCACCTGGTGGAAACATCAGAGACGCGTTTATGACTTTACCATTTAAAGAGCCTTCTCAAACACTTCTAAACTTATTGGGTGTCGTTGTACAGTCAGGTCAGCGCTTTGCATCTATAGCGGACCTACAAGTGGGTGACGGGAATCAACAAGCTGCGGTGGGAACGACAGTCGCCTTGTTAGAAAGAGGTTCGAGAACTATGTCTGCGATTCATAAAAGAATTTATGCAGCACTTAAAAATGAGTTCAAATTATTAACAAGAATTTTCAAGCTTTATCTACCTGCAGAGTATCCATACGATGTAGTTGGTGGTCAGAGAATGATTAAACAGTCGGATTTTGACGACCGAGTAGATATCCTGCCGGTTGCAGATCCAAATATATTCTCTCAAACACAGCGAATCTCCCTCGCTCAGACGGAACTGCAACTGGCAATGTCAAATCCACAGATGCATAACATGTATCAAGTTTATAGAAATATGTATGAAGCAATTGGTATCAAAGATGTTGATACAATTTTAAATAAGCCTTTACCCCCACAACCAAAGGACCCTGCACTAGAGCACATTGATGCTCTTGCAGGGAAACCGTTCCAAGCGTTTCCTGGTCAAGACCATAGATCACATATCGTAGCGCATTTATCATTCATGGCAACGAACATGGCAAGGAATGCACCGATTGTAATGGCTGCATTGGAAAAAAATATTTTTGAGCACATTTCTTTAATGGCTCAAGAACAAGTTGAATTAGAATTTAAACAAGAAATGCAACAGTTAGCAATGATGCAGCAACAAGCTCAACAAAATCCACAAGCTGGTCAAGCTATGAATTTACAAATGAAACAATTATCTCAAATGATTGAGGCAAGAAAAGCAGTAATTATTGCTGAAGCAATGGAAGAATTCTTAAGCGAAGAGAAAAAATTACTTGGTGATTTTTCAAATGATCCGATTGCTAAATTGAGAGCAAGAGAATTAGACATCAGAGCACAAGAAAATGCGAGAAGAAAAGAAAATGACAATCAAAGATTAGATCTTGATAAGATGAAAGCAATGATGAATCAATCTAATCAAGAAGAAAAGCTAGATCAGAACGAAGAATTAGCAAAATTAAGAGCAGATACATCAATTGAAAAGACAATTTTGTCAAAAACTATACCTTCAACTGATTCAATGATGAAAAAAGGACAAAATTAATGTTTCCTTGGGGTTTATTAGGTCAAGGATTGAAAGCTGGCCTTGCAATTTATAAAAATAAGAAAGCTTCAGAGGTTGCAATGTCTGAAGCGGCACTTATTCATGCAGAAAAAATGAAAAAAGGTGAAATTGAGTACACTGGAAAGGTTTTTGAAGCACAAAAAGGGGACTGGAAAGACGAATTCGTACTTTTAGTGTTGTCATCGCCTCTAGCAGTGCTTGCTTACGCTGTTTTTGCGGAAGATGAGAAGATTCAGGCAAAATTAGACTTGTATTTTGACAAATTACAAGCTATGCCTTGGTGGATAACCGGTTTATGGGTTTCGGTAGTCGCGGCAATTTACGGAATTAAGGCTACTGACATCATAAAAACAAATGGAGGAAAAAAATAATGGGTAACAAGAGATATAACAAGCAAGTTCCTGGCTTTGGTTATGTTGCAGGTCAACCTAATAAAGGTACCGAAGCTGCTGTTGGACAAACGTCTCCAGCATTCAAAAAAGCTTTAGCTGCACAGAACAAAAAAGTTAAAGGCGCAACTACAAAATAGTTTTATGATTAAAAAAATTAAGAATAAGATCTGCGAGATCGTTTGCAGAGTATTAGGTATCACTCCGTGTTTATGTGATCACGATTGTAATTGCAAAAAGGAGCAAAAATAATGGAAAACAAAAAAGGCAAATATCCTTCAAAAGGTATGAATGCTTTAGCTAAGAAAAGACCAGATGTAGCTAAAAAAATTATGGGCTACAAGGACGGTGGCGTAGTGAATCACGCTCAGTTGACTGGCTTTGGTTCTGTAAGACCTGAAGTTAAAAAATTTGGTAAGTAGTCATGGCTAAACTTTGTCCAAGAGGTAAAGCAGCAGCAAAAAGAAAATTTAAGGTTTATCCTTCGGCTTACGCAAACATGTATGCTTCTGCAGTTTGTTCTGGAAAAGTTACGCCAGGTGGTAAGAAACGAGCAAAGAAAGCTGAAGGTGGAAAAGCAGACGAAGCTCCATTAAGAGAAAGAGCTGATTACGGACAAAGATCTAGACATAAAGTTTCTGGAAGAAAAAGAGCGATTCAAAAAAGAAGTGGCTATAAAAAAGGCGGCAGCGTATTAGCTAAATTAAAAAAATCTGATCCAGACAAAAAATTAAGACAAGAAGGAAAACTTCCTCCATTAAAAAAAATCGCAAAAGGCTGTGGCCGTGTAATGTCTAACAGAAGAAAAACAACTAAATATATTTAATATGGGTTTACGTAAGTGGGTACAAGAGAAATGGGTAGACATCGGAGCTCCGAAGAAGGACGGAAAGTATCAACCATGCGGAAGATCGAAGGGAAGCAAAAGAGCGTATCCGAAATGTGTCCCTCTTGCAAAGGCATCAAGAATGAGTGCTGGACAAAAGGCTTCTGCAGTAAAACGAAAACGTGCCGCGTCGAACACTGGCCCTAAACCAACAAATGTTAAGACCTTTACAAAAAGAGTTAAAAAAGCTAATGGTGGTTACATTGGTAGAAGCATAAAAGGAGAATATGGGGGTGTAAATCTCTCTAATCCTTCTTATGTTAAGTACTACAAAGGAATGATTTAATGACAAGAAGAAGAGATAATCCAATTAGAAAAACTACTGGTAAAGGTGGTAATTATAGACCAACGAAATCTGGAGCTGGAATGACAGCAAAAGGTGTAAGAGCTTACAGGGCAGCAAACCCTGGAAGTAAATTAAAAACAGCCGTGACAGGAAAAGTGAAGCCTGGATCAAAAGCTGCAAATCGCAGAAAATCATACTGCGCTAGATCACTAGGACAATTAAAAAGGTCATCTGCAAAAACTCAAAACGATCCAAATTCTCGTATCCGTCAGGCACGTAGAAGGTGGAAATGTTAACATTAGAAACACTCGTATCTAAACTTAGAAAAGAACTTAGAGAAAATTATCAGTCAATCGGCGATACTATGATTGGTGGGGCTGCAAAAGACTATGAGCAATATAAATATTTGCTAGGTCAAGCGCACGCGTATCAATCTATGGATCAAGCATTAACTGAAATTTTAAAACCAAACGAAGAAAAGGAGACAGAAGCAGATGTCAGAGAAAATAATAACGTCATCAGATTCGGCAGAGATTCCGAAGACTAAACTCGCGTTAGAAGAAAAATATAATAAGCTGGATGCAGATAAAGACGCAGCTTATGAGAGATTAAAAACTAAAGAAGGAGATAAACTTCCTAAACCTACAGGTTGGAGAATGATTGTATTACCATTCAAGATGCCTGAGAAATCAAAAGGTGGTTTATACTTTGGACAAGAAACTTTAGAGAGACAACAAGTAGGTTCCACATGCGGACTTGTTCTAGCACAAGGACCACATTGTTATGATAAAGAAAAATTTCCTGAAGGACCATGGTGCAAAACAGGTGACTGGGTCATCTTTGCACGTTACGCAGGTTCTAGGATACAGATCGATGGTGGCGAAGTGAGAATACTAAACGATGATGAAGTGCTCGCTACGATCGCAAACCCAGAAGATATACTTCATCAATATTAACATAGGAGGAAAAAACTATGCCAGAAGAACAGAAAACAGTTGACATAGACACGTCTGGTCCTGATACTGAAGTTGAATTAACTTCGGAGGACCAATCAACTGAATCCACAGCAACTGAACAAGTTGAGGATACTAGTACTGAAGCAGTGGCAACCCCGCCGCTCGATGCTAGCGACTCGCAGCAAGAAGCGAGCGACGAGAAAGATACGAAGAAAGAAGAATTAGAAGATTATTCACAAGGAGTACAAAGAAGGATAGCAAAGCTAACTAAAAAATGGAGAGAAGCAGAAAGACAAAGAGACGAGGCTTTGACTTTTGCACAACTTCAAAAAAAGAAAGCTGAATCTTTAAGTAAAAAATATTCATCTTTGGAAGACGAGTCTGTTAAAGATAGACAGTCTAAAATACAATCCTTGTTGGATGCTCAAAAGGCTAAACTAGCGCAAGCTAGAGAAGCTGGAGATACTAATGCAGAAGTTGATATCTCAAAAGAAATAGCAAGATTAGGTTATGAAGAAGCTAAATTATCTGAAATAGCTTCTAGACCTAGAAAAGAAGAGGCTCCTACTGAGACTCCAAGCTATCCTCAGTATCAACAACCTGAACCTCAAGCTGATCCAAAAGCAGAAGAATGGGCAGCTAAAAACAGATGGTTCGGTACGGATAAAGCCATGACTTACACGGCTTTTGACTTACATAAGACACTCGTTGATGAGGAAGGGTATGACCCTAAATCTGACGAGTATTATGCTGAAATTGATAAAAGATTAAGGGTTGAATTTCCGCATAAATTTGATAAACCAGAGTCAACGGAATCGACTAGACCTGTGCAGACAGTAGCGTCAGCGACGCGAAGCACGAAAACTAGTCGCAAAACTGTGAGACTCACGCCGTCTCAAGTTGCAATCGCTAAAAAATTAGGTGTGCCACTTGAAGAGTATGCAAAACAATTAAAACTCACGAAGGAGGTATAAGCATATGAGCGAAGAAAACAAAAGAACCCCTCGTGCGAGTCAGACTAGGGATAAAGAATCCAAACCCAAAGTGTGGACTCCACCGTCATCTTTAGATGCACCACCTGCGCCAAATGGATTTAGGCATAGATGGGTAAGAGCTGAAAGTCTTGGCTTCAACGATACGAAAAACGTATCAGGAAGATTAAGACAAGGATATGAACTTGTGAGAGCAGATGAATATCCTGACGCTGATTATCCGATTGTCGAAGATGGAAAATACGCAGGAGTGATCGGAGTTGGTGGCCTTGTGCTGACAAGGGTACCGGAAGAGATCGCAAAGCAAAGACAAGACTACTATGCTAAACAAGGCATGGAACAAGTTGAGGCTTTAGACAACGATCTTATGAAGGAACAGCATCAGAGTATGCCTATCAATATTGACAGGCAGTCTCGTGTAACTTTCGGTGGTTCCAAGAAAAGTTAATTTTTTAACGATTCCAAAAACCCCGGATAAACTAACTTTACTAAGGAGTAAAAAACTATGGCAAACAAAGACGCTGCTTTCGGATTGAAAGCAATCGGAAAAGTTGGTCAGAATAGAGACGCTCAAGGTTTATCCGAGTACCAAATCGCTGCAAGTTCAGCTGCGATCTATCAAAATGATCCAGTTGAAATGGCAACTACAGGTTATATTACTGTAGCTGCGGCAACAGATGTGTTACTAGGTTCACTTAACGGTGTATTCTATACTGATGCTTCTACAAGCAAACCAACATGGGCGAACCATTTGGCGGCATCAAATACTGCAACTGACATTGTCGGTTTCGTAGCTGATGACCCTTACCAAAGGTTCGAGATACAAAGTGCTGGAACTCCAGCTAGAACTGACATCGGTGCTTGCGCTGATATCGTTTATGCAGCTGGTGCAGCTCCAAACTATGTATCAAAAGTAGAGATCAACGGAACAACCTCAGCTACAACTGCACAGTTGAAGATTTTAGGTGTTTCTAATGATCCAGATAACAATGAACTTGGTTCTGCGAATGCTAACTTAATTGTTACAATCAACGAACACTTCATTAAACAAACAGCAGGCATATAATAGGAGGATATTACTATGGCCATTTCTAGAGGACAACTAGTCAAAGAACTAGAGCCAGGTTTGAATGCCCTATTCGGCCTGGAGTATAAACAGTATGAAAATCAACATGCTGAAATTTATACAACAGAATCTTCAGACAGAGCGTTTGAAGAGGAAGTAATGTTATCAGGATTCGCTCAAGCACAAGTTAAAGCTGAGGGATCTGGCGTATCTTTTGACAATGCTCAAGAGACTTTCACAGCTAGATACACTCACGAAACTGTGGCTTTAGCGTTCTCGATCACAGAAGAAGCTATTGAAGATAACTTGTATGACAGACTCGCGTCTAGATATACAAAAGCGTTAGCACGTTCAATGGCACAAACAAAACAAGTGAAAGCGGTTAACCCTTTAATTCAAGGTTTACCAACTACTGACAATTATGATTCAGGCGACGGTGTTTCTTTATTTAACACTGCTCACCCAACAATTGCTGGTACTTTCGCTAACACGTTGGCTACTCAAGCGGACTTAAACGAAACTTCATTAGAACAGTCGTTAATTGATATTGCGGCAATGACTGATGAAAGAGGTTTAAAAATCGCTGCCAGAGGGATTAAAATGATCATTCCAAGTGAACTACAATTCACAGCGGAGAGATTAATGAAATCAGCTGGTCAAACAGGTGGTAACAACAACGATGTGAATGCAATCGTTTCAAAAGGAATGATCCCACAAGGTTATGTGGTGAACAATTTCTTAACTGACACAGATGCGTTCTACATCACTACTGATGTGCCAAATGGTATGAAGTACTTCCAAAGAGCAGCAATTAAAACTGCTATGGAAGGTGACTTCGATACTGGCAACGTAAGATACAAAGCT